GCGTTTGGTATATAGACTTTGGTCTGTTAAGCCTGTATGCGACTAGGTGTTTAGTACCGATCCAGCCCTTGGGGGGCGTGGATCGTTTACTTAGTACCCCCTTGTAGTTATACTTGATTTGTCCCAAAGAATATTTACACCCGAATGGGACACCAAAGAATATATTATGTAATCTAGAGAGGAACTATTATGCCTAAAGTCGGTGGAAAGAAATACGCTTACACTTCTAAGGGAAAAGCCCAAGCGGCTAAAGCCCGCGCTAAAAGAAAGAAAAAATAATTATGATGAATGGTGGAGGTAAAGGTTGGTACGCTGATACAGACGGCCAACTAACAATGCCTGATACATGGAAAGAGTTGCTTACTTGGTTGCTTCAGGGACCTGAAAGGTCCCCTCGCACTCAAAGAGAATGGGCGGCGCAAAACGGAATCCATGAAGATTCCGTACGACGAATAAAACGTGACCCACGTTTTTTGAAGGAGTGGGATCAAAAAGCCGCCGAACTGAATATTAACCCTGAAAGGGTTCAGAGCGTAGTAGACGCTCTTTGGCAGAGGGCTTCCTCTGGCGACGTTAAGGCGGCTTCCTTGTACTTGCAGTATATTGATAAGTTTACTCCTACTAGGAAGATCACTACTGATGAGAGAGATGTTTCTTCTTTGTCTGATGCCGAGTTGGCTGCTGAGATGGAGGCTGAGGTTAGGCATTTGCGTGCTGTAGGTGATAATGAGTAGACGTTCTGAGTTAAGGAACGAGGCTGAGTGGCGTAAATGTGCTCAAGATGAGGCATATTTTTTAAGAAATTATTGGCATATCGCACACCCTGCGCATGGGCGCATGTTGTTTGATTTGCGGGACGCTCAGTCTATAGCCTTGGACACTTGGGATAATAACCGTTATTCTTTGACGTTGAAGGCTAGGCAGATTGGTTGGACCACTTTGGTGGCGGCTCACCAGTTTTGGCTCGCCTTTTTTAGAGAAGATCAGAATATTATTGATCTGTCGCGTACAGAGCGTGAGGCTGTCCTGTTATTGAGGAAAACAAAGTATGGGTTTAAACATTTACCGCAGTGGTTATTGGACCGTGGTCCGAAATCGGTTATGGAACATCAGCAACGTATGGCATTTGAGAATGGTTCGCAAATTACGTCTATGCCGTCGGCAAGCGACCCTGCACGTGGTGAGTCTGCAACGTTGGTGGTGGTTGATGAATGGGCGTTTTTACCAAATCCCGAAGAGGCTTGGGCTTCTATTGAGCCTGTTGCCGATGTTGGGGGCCGCATTATTGGGTTATCTACTGCTAATGGTTCAGGTAATTTCTTTCATAGTCTTTGGGTTGGTGCTGAAACAGGCAATAATAGGTTTGATCCGATGTTTTTCCCGTGGTCGGCGACAGAAGATAGAGATGAGTCTTGGTATGAGTCTAAAAAGCAGGCGATGCTTCCGTGGCAACTCGCACAGGAGTACCCTTCAAGTCCCGAAGAGGCATTTGTTAGGTCTGGGAATCCTGTATTTGATCTTGACGTTCTTGATGATATGCGTGTCCACATTAGAAGCGGCGTGGAGGGGTATCTCCACGAGTTGCAAAAGAATGTTTTAGAGTTTAGAACATGAGTTTGACTGTTTGGGAGTTCCCTGAGAAGTGGTCTGGTTATGTTTTGGGTGTGGATACTGCTGAGGGTTTAGGGCATGGTGATTATTCTTGTATTCAAGTCATTGACGCTAAGAATGGTCAGCAAGTTGCTGAATGGCATGGACGTATACCTCCTGATGAGTTGGCTAGGGAGGTTTACAATTTAGGTATCTGGTATGGCAATGCTCTGTGTTGTGTTGAGTCTAACAATCATGGTTTGACTACTATCACTATTTTGAGACAGTTGGGATACCCTAACCTATATAGGAAGAGATCTTTAAATACGAGTAGTCAGAGAGTGTCGCAAGAGTATGGTTGGAAAACAACACGTACTTCAAAGCCTTTAATGATTGACGAGTTAGGGCAGGCATTAAAAAATGAGGAACTTGTGTTGCATTGTGAGTACACGATTGCGGAGTTGCGGACGTTCGTACGCAACGAAAGAGGCGGCATGTCAGGATCGCCTCACGATGACCGTGTTATGGCATTGGCGTTAGCGAATCAGATGAGGAAATACGCCTATATACCTGAATACGTGCAAAACACTGACGACTCGTATACATTTGATTGGTGGCTACGCAACTTAGATGGTGTGGCTCCTAGAACAGATCAGATAGGTTCTCATTTATCGCGTGGGACACCCTGACAGTCTTTGTAGGAATATTCAAGAAACAGAAGGAGTTTCCAATGACTATTGGCCGAATGGCTAAATATAATGATGTTGGCGCAGGTGCCAAACCTATATTAGGCAATACATCAATGCTAGACAATGGACCATCTCGCCCAGGAGGGTCGCAAAAAGCAACCCTTGGGAGTGGGTCTACTGACAAAGCACAAACTGGTGATCTGGCTAGTGGAGTTGCGCCTCGCCAAACCCCGAAGAACCAACACGGTCCTTCAGGTAAGGTAGAACCAGCAGCACACCAACCTAGGTAAGTTCAGGTGGTACTTCCACCAGAGGCTACATTTGATGAGTTCCGTGAGTATGTCACGGAACTCCGTGGACCTTTGCCTGATAAAGAAATTCAAGAACTGTGGGTCTGGCGACAAAAGTTGCACGGGCTGACAGTTATTACAGGAAAAGGTTACCAACAAATGCTACCCCCTGACGAGCAGGGGCTTACTCTTAACGAGAGGGAAAGGAAAATAGTGTCGGAAGCGAAGGCTAACGGTATGGACCCTGTTCCTGTAGGGAGCCGCTGGGTATAAATATGGCAAAATTAACAAAAGAAGAAAAGTTCGCTAGAGTTCGTGACAGAATTGATCTAGCGGAAAGATTTAGAAAGGACGAAGGGTTTGATGCTAAATGGCATCGGCTCATAGATCTATACCGTGGGAAAACGTATCTTCAAGACTTGGGAACCGAAGATAGGATCTCGGTTAATCTTGCTTTTTCTACTGTTAATGTTATCGCTCCCTCTGTTGCTGTTAATCACCCTAAAATTACGGTATCCGCCAATAAGGAAGGAGATCAGGAGAGGGCTCTCTTTGTAGAGGCTGTAATAAATTACTTATGGCGACATCACGATTACAGAAAACCATTCAGAACTGCCGTTAAAGACTTTCTTGTAATAGGTCATGGGTGGTTAAAAGTTGGTTGGCGTTATGTAGAACAAGATCGCTTGATGAGCGAAAACGAATACAGCGAACAATATACAAACGCTATTTCAGAGTTAAACACTTACGCCATGCAAAACCCAGAAATGGCAGGGGATCTACCTACCGACGAGGAGGTCTTGTCATCTATCCCTTCCACGATGCTTGAGATTGTAGAAGATCAGCCTTTTGTGGAAAGAATAAGTCCTTTTGACATGCTTATTGACCCTGAAGCAACTTGTTTAGAAGATGCTAAATGGATAGCGCAACGCATTGTTCGGCCTTTGGCCGAAGTTAAGGCGGATAAAAGATTCCGCAGAGGCGCTAGACAAAAACTGGAAGCAGATGCTGGACTTAAGGTTCGTTGGGAAAACGATGATGAGCGTGACAGGTACAAAGACATTGTACAAAGGGTTACTCTTTACGAATATTACGATCTTCAAGGCGGAACGCTTTGTGTTCATGCTGTAGGCGCAGATGATTACCTGCTAGAACCTACTCCAATGCCTTACGCTTATGGGCACCCTTTTGTTATGTTGCGGAACTACGACGTTCCTGACCATTTTTATCCTATGGGAGATCTTGAAGCGGTTGAATCGCTTCAAGAAGAACTAAACAAAACAAGAACTCAAATGGTGAACCATAGGAAACGTTACGCTCGTAAATATCTTTTCCATGAAAGGTCTTTCGGCCCTGCAGGCCGTGAAGCACTTGAATCGGACGAAGATGGCAGATTCGTTCCAGTAGTTGATGAGAACAGGCCGTTAAATGAAGTCGTTATACCATTACCT